TAAACTGGAACTATATACTGGGCCTGTAAAAAACTACGAAAAATAATTGAGAAAAACAACCTTTTCGATATAATTAAATCAAAATAAAATTATTTTCCTTTTGGATATATTTATAAGAAAGTAAATAATTAACAAAACTTAACAAACACACAATATGGCCGATTTATTAATGAAAATGCCGACACCTTACGAACCAAAAAGGACTAACCGATTTATCGTAAGATTTGACTCGTCTTTGGGTATAAACGAATGGTTTATATCAGCAGCAGCTAGACCAAGTGCAAAAATCGCATCAGTTGCAATTCCTTTCTTAAACACTTCAACATATGTTGCAGGTAGATTTGAGTGGGAAGAAATTAAAGTAACATTTAGAGACCCAATCGGTCCTTCTGCTTCACAAGCTTTAATGGAATGGTTCCGTTTACATGCTGAATCTGTTACAGGTCGTATGGGTTATGCTGCGGGTTATAAAAAAGACGTAGAATTAGAAATGTTAGATCCAACAGGAGTGGTAGTTGAAAAATGGTTATTAGAAAACTGTTTCTTAACTGACTTGAACTTTGGTGAATTAGACTATAACAGAGATGAATTGGCTAATATCACATGTTCTTTGAGAATGGATAGATGTATTTTGATATACTAATATTACAGATTTTCATATACGAAAACCGATAGTTCACAAGATTATCGGTTTTTCTTTTTTAAAAACTTTACTTTGAAGTAGTTATTAAGTAAATTATAGTATTATGGAAGAAACTAGAATTGACCCGGCGATTGCCTATGATGTAATAGAATTACCAAGTAAAGGTATTCATTATACGAATAAGAAAAAATCGGTAAGAGTGGCTTATTTAACGGCTTCAGATGAGAACATTTTATCATCTCCAAGTTTTTTAAATACAAATACCGTTATTACTGAACTTTTAAAAAGAAAAATTTTAGATAAAGATTTAAACATAGAAGAAATTGTTGAGGAAGATAGACAAGCAATTTTAATATTTTTAAGAAATACGGCATTTGGTTCTGAATATAATTTAACAATTACAGACGATAAAACTGGAAATGAATTTACCGTTGAGGTAGATTTAGGTTCATTAAAAATAAAAGATTTTAATTTAGTAGAAGATACAAACGGAGAATACGGTCATTATTTAGAAAAAAGTAAAACAGAAATCACATTCAAGTTTTTAACACAAAAACAAGAAGATGAAATTGAAAAAATTAAAGAGAGTTGGAATGGTAATGGTGTTGCACCTGTTATAACCAAACAACTTGAGATGATGATTAAATCTGTTGGTGGGGTGAGAGACGCATTAAAAATTAGAGGTTTTATTGAAACCATGCCAATTAAAGATTCACAAGATTTTAGGAAATTTGTAAAAGATAATAAACCCGGGTTAGATTTAACCCAAACAGTAAGAACCCCATCAGGAGAAGATGTCCAAGTTAGAATTGGATTTGGGGTAGAGTTTTTTCGCCCTTTCTATGGATTATAAGAAAGGACAGTTAGACGAAATATTATTTTTAATTAAAAAGGGGTTTTCTTACGGCGATTTATTAACAATGCCGGTTCACTTACGTAGATATTATGTAAATTATATAATTGAGTTGGAAAATAATACCCAATAGTATTTATAGGTATGGGAAAAAAATCATTAACTGAAATCTATAATAATAATAAAAGTAGTGAATCAAATTTTAAGAATGCGGCTTCAGCTGAAGGTTATTCTGATTCAGATATTGCAACTCATTGGTTATCAAAAACAACAAATTCATCAAAAACATCAAATACAAAAGATACTAATAGAAGTTTAACTAACCCAATAGATGTTGCGAAAGCAATGGCAAAAGGTGTTTCATCAAAATCAGAAATGGGTGGTGAATTTAAAGTTAATATGGAGGGGTTAACAAATTACAAAACTGCGGCCTCAGCACTTCAAAATGAAATATTCAAACAATTAGAAAGAGAATCTCAATTACATACAACTATTAATGAAAAAATAGGTATTACGGGAGAACTATCAAGAGCATATAGAGATATCATATTAGAGACCGTTCCAATGGCTGCAACTTTAGGGTTTGATATGGAAAATTTGGGGGACTTAGTTACGGGGTTAGGTGAAAAATCTGGTAGATTTAACATATTATCTCAAAAAACAATGGAAAACTCTTTAGTAACAACTAGAGCGTTTGGTAGTTCTTTAAGAGATATGTCGGAGACAATGAGTGAATTTGAAAAAGTGGGATTTGGTGCTGCAGATACTTTATTAAAAATTGACACAGCAGGTAGGTCGTCAATTTCTTTAGGTTTAAATGCAAAGAAAACAACAGAAATGTTGAAAACGGATATAGGTAAATTAAACGAATACGGGTTTTCTAACGGTGTTCAAGGATTAAATAGAATGATACAAAAATCTCTTGAATTTAGAACGAATATGGGAGATGTTTTTAAAATTGCAGATAAAGTTATGAGTCCTGATAGTGCAATTGAATTAACTGCAAATTTACAAGTATTAGGTGGTGCAATTGGTGATTTTAATGATCCACTTAAGTTAATGTATATGGCAACGAATAATGTTGAGGGTTTACAAGATGCGTTAATTGGTGCTGCAGGTGGTTTAGCAACATACAATAATGAACAAAAAAAGTTTGAAGTTACGGGTGCAAATTTAAGAAGAGCGAAAGAGATGGCAGCTCAATTAGGTATGACAACTGGAGAACTAAATAAAACAGCAATTGCTGCTCAAGAAAGAATACAAGCTAATAACGTTTTATTAGCTAAAGGGTTTGATATGAGTAAAAATGACAGAGAATTTCTTACAAATATGTCACAAATGAAGGATGGTAAAATGTCAATTACTATACCTGAAAGTTTAACAGATAAATTTGGTAAACAAACAGAAGTTACATTAGATTCCTTAACACAATCACAAATAGAAGTATTAAAGGCTAATAGGAAGGCTTTTGAAGATATGAATCCTATGGATATTGCAAAGGGTCAATTTTCATCACTTAAAAATATTGAAAATATGTTACAAGGTGCGGGTCTAAAAAGTGTTAAGACAGCAAAAGATAGAGCATTTGGAAGAAATGAATATGTAGGAGATGATCCAAAATACAAAGGTGCAATTCCATTAGAAAAAATAGCACAAGAAAATTTAAAATGGGCAACAGATTTTTCGGATAAAACATTAAAAGGTGTTGCGACAAATTTCGGTAAAGAAATGACTAAGTATACTGACGGTTTAATATCTGCAACCAAAGATTTGGAGAATCAGATCAAAAAAGAAAACGACAGATTGAGAAAATTTCTTATGGGAGATGAAACCGGAAGAAAAGGACTTGAGGGTTACGATAAAGAGAAAAAAGATTATTATGAAAGATCGAATCCTAAAACAAACGAATTTGTTATAAAATCACAGATAGAAGTTACGAATAAAGGATTTAACATGGAACCAGCGGTTAATGTTAAAGGAACTCCTTATATTATGTTACACAATAAAAAATAATTAAAATCATATATTATCTATTTATAGATAAAAGAAGATAATGCCAAAATACTTAAGTTTTGACGCTACTAAGGACATTAGAGATAGAATGTTAAATAGGACCTTAGATCCTGTTTACGGAAGAAGTCCGTCTCCTAAAACCTTTAAAAGTGATGATTATAGTATTCAAACATTAGGAGACAGTCCAAATCTATTACTTCCTCAAGTCGACGACAATAGAAAGAACGATCTTTTGGTTCCACAAAAATCTAATATTTTTAAACCAACTGAATATTTCATTAAAGAAACAATTACAGATTTACCAAGAAGAGCAAATTTAAATTTATATCCATATTTTGTAAAGACGGACGAAAATTTGATTAGTATTATGGCTACTAGAAGTTATGATACGGAATCCGAATTATTTAAGTTTGCGGCACATAATATCAGAACCAATAGTAATGGACCTGTTTTAGCAAGAATTAATCAAAATTTATATACCGCAACGGTTGCTAAAAATAAAATAGGAGAAGCGTTATTAGGTAATACTAACACACTAATAAACAT